CTTGATAGGTAGAGTTAACCTATCTATCGCAGATTATGCAAATCCAGGTGAACGCTCGAAGTGGGGTGATAAAGGGCTTTACAAGTTAAGATACAGATACTCAGGGAATATATCTGAGAACTCAAGGGGTTTCTGTCGTGAAATGGTAGGACTTGCAAGGAACGGTTTTATCTTCCGAAAAGAGGATATTGACGAAATGAGCGACAACTCCGCTATCAATGGTAAGTTCGCAATGAAAGGGCAATCTACCTACGATATATTCACCTATAAAGGGGGTGCATTATGTCACCACCATTGGGAAAGGCTTATCTTCTTTAGGAAGAGAAACAACAAAGGGGAGTTCTTACCTAAGTCGCCTGAAGACGCAAAGACAGCGCAAGACATGGTGAATGATAAAAGGGTAGGGAATACACCTGTTGTACCGAGGAAAGGGAAAGAGGCTATTCCGACAAACGACATGAGAAACGGAGGTTTCGTAACACGCAAAAAACGAGGATAACATGGCAGATTACGTATTTATAGACGAGCAATACTTAAAGGTTTACACCACGCTAACTTCGACTGTGGATGCTGACCTAATTCAGCCTATGGCGTTACTCGCTCAGGATAAGTACATCACTCCGTTAACAGGCGATTCGCTTATGGAAAAGCTGAAAACGGATGCCGCTGCCGGAACGTTATCGGGGCTTTACGCTACCCTAGTCAATACCTACCTTAGAAAGGCTTTGGTATGGGCTACAATGGTAGAGCTGCTCCCTGAATTGTACGTAAGGAAAGACAACGGTGCGCCACAGATACGTATATCGGACGAAACGAACCAAATCGAACAGACTGACCTTAACCGGGATCTAGCCTCGTACCGTGAGAATATGCAGCACTACCTGAAGCGCATGGAAGAATGGCTATGTTATAACGGTAGTTCAATGCCTGAATACTTAGACAATACACCACCTGAGAGAAACCCACGACACGGCAACATTTACAATCAGTCGGGGCTTACGTTCTCTTCAGGTAGGCGCAACTATTCTAAAGAGGACACGTTAGGAATTAGAATAGTAAAGTAATGGGTAGAGATAAGAACTGGACAAGGGAACGCCTTGAAAAGCAAATAAGGATTAAACTAAAAGAGCAAAAACAAAAGAAAGATGACACTAAAAAAAGGAACTAACTGCTGTATTTTGGAATTTCTAGGTAAAGACTACATCGCACTTAAAGACGGTGTGCCTCGTTATTCGCAGAATGGAAAGACTATCTCACCTGACCCTGTGGTAATACTATGCAAGGCTGATGACGCTACCGTAGTGCCTATTGACACTTCAGATACTATCGAGGACGGTGCGGGCACTGTGTTCAATTCTATCGTCGGGGCAAGACCTTCAAATATAGTCAAGCGATAATGGAACGGGCAGCGGTAGTGATTAGCTTTCTTCTGTCTATTGTGGCAGGTGCGCTCATTTACTTCATGGACGTTTCAACGGAGGGAGGTATGATAAAATACACTAACGTCTACATGGCTTTGTCAGCGTTCTCATGGCTCTTTATTATCGCTGCCCTTCGATTTGCATCACGAGATAAACCTACTCAGTACATTGCGGAGTTCGGGCTTATACTAGCCTTTTCGCAGGTGCTTGATGAATTATTTTTCACTCCGAATGTGATACAGGTTAATGAGGTTATACTATTTATAGGGGCAGTCTTTTGGCTTTTGTATCGCTTTCAATATATCAAGATTGGTCGGAATGGGTAATACTCCTTGTAAAGTTAACCCCTGTCATTGTTAGCGTTGTGGCGGGGGTGCTTTACAAGATAGCAGAGAAAGATGAGCATAGAGATTGAAAAAGTTATTGGAATGGCAAGCCCTTTACTGGGCTTCACAATAAGCCTTACAGACGTATCCGATTGGCTGAGGGTAGTTTCCCTGCTTGTCGGTATTGCTGTCGGGGTAGTGTCATTCATCCACATTCGTCAGAAGACGAGATACCTAAAAAAGCAGAATGAAAAGAGTAATACAAATACTTAGAGAATTCCCGGAAATAGTCGCACTGCCTACGGCTGTACTTGTCTTTTGGTTCGCCCCTATGGTGCTTAGATTCTTTGACCCGACAGCAGGGGAGATAAGTTCAGACGTTCTGCAATTCTTTGTACTTGCCATTTGTTACGTGCTTATTGCGAACCCACTTGTGTTCCTGGGTATTAAGTTTAACTTCAAACCACTCTATCAATGTTACAAAGAAGGATTCCCTACTTCGGAAAAGTTCTGGCAGTTCTATGCGCTTTACTTCTTACTACATCTAATGTTCGCACTTGCCCTGATAGCAGTTGTATAATTGCAGTTGCAGAATCGCAAATAGGCAACTGTGAGGAAGGTGGTAACAATAGAGGCTACCACGTTGAGAAGTATCTGAGAGCCGTTAACTTAGGCGGTGGGTATGCGTGGTGTTCTGCTTTCGTTGCGTGGACGTTAGACATCTGCGGAGTAGATCATAACATCAACGCTTGGAGTCCTACTGCTGTTGCTCAGAATATCGTATGGGAGAAAGGTAAGGGAGAAGCCCCGAAAGAAGGTGATGTGTTCGGTATTTACTACCGTTCAAAGGGTCGTATTGGACACGTAGGCTTCATAGAGAAATGGGGTAAGAAATACGCCACTACTATCGAGGGGAATACTAATGAGGAAGGAAGTAGAGAGGGCGACTGTGTTCTCAGGAAGTACAGGCATAAGTCGGTTATTTATCGGGTGAGTCGGTGGGATTAAAACAGTGTTTGTTGCCTTCTATACGGCTCTAATCTTTTCTTAGCTGCCTCAAAGTAGTCTTTATCAAGTTCACACCCCACAAGGTCGAATCCTAGTTCGTCACAGGCTATTGCGATACTTCCGCTTCCTAAGTGAGTATCGAGTATCTTGTCGCCTTCTTTAGCGTAGTTGGTTAGAAGCCACTTGTATAGTTGTACGGGCTTTTGTGTTGGGTGGATTCTCACCTCTTTATTTTTCATGTCTTGCTGAAGCATACCTGCCCATTTGTATTTAAATTTCCTGACGCTTGTGTTAAAATTAGTCCATGCTAATTCACAATCAGCAAAGTCAGACGCACCGTTATCTTTATCCCAAACAACCCAACAAGAACTATTTTCTAGGCTCTCAATAAAATAATTACCACCCCATATAATCTGATTTTTACTTACTCTTTTAAGTTCATGGAAATACCGTTCTGAAGGTATTGAATTATCCCAATCCTTTTTTTTGTAGTCAATCTTTTTAGCTACTCCACCACCTTTTCCTTGTGACTGTTTGTTTATACCTATCCCATAAGGTGGGTCAACGATAGCAAGGTCGAACTGATTATCTTCACAGCCTTTCATGTACTCCATACAGTCGCAGTTATACAGTTCTATGTTACTTCGGTAGTTCATTGCTTATCAATTCAATAGCCTCTTCAACGCTTGTAACCACGTTATAAGGCACGTTTACACCTTCTAGCTTAACCTTACACCTTTCCTCGCCTTCCGTTAGCTTCCTTGCGCTCTCAGGCTTTGTGCCGTTTTTAATCTCCACAGCGTACAGTTTACCTTTGTAAGCTACGAGTATATCAAAGAAGTTCTTAACCATGTGAACGTGGAATACCTCAGCACCCATTTGACGGAGTGCTGAGACTATTTCGGGCTGGTTCTTGTCTACTTTAGGGTATGGCATTTTACAATTTCAAATATACATACTTTCCTAAATAAGACTTTAACTCTGTAAATATAGAGTGTCCATCATCTCCTGTAACGTAATCAAAACCCCCATACCCACAAGTCCACTCTGAATAACAACCACTTATATGGTCACAGTACAACATTTCTGTCACAACTTTTGCGGATAGGCTTTCAAATGAAATCATCTCTTTAGGCTCTTCGTCTAAGATAACATATCTCATTGAATATTTAGGAGATTCTTTCTTGTAATCCTCCCAATATTCTGCTTCACTTTGGTTGAAGAAATTACCAAGTAAAGAATATAAAGAAACCCCACCAATTTTTAGGTCTTCTAAGGATGTGCAACAAGTTAAGTCTATGTTGTCGCCTAATTCTATTATACCTTTTATTTCCATCACTTAGCGTTTTTAATTACAAACCGCAATATAAGAAGAACAATTAACACTAGCAAAATTGGGAAGAGGAATTTCCCTAGTCCTTCCATTTTCTTTTCCCACCATGTGCGTTCGTCTACTATCGGCTGTAAGACTGTTACAGGGATTTCACGGACTACTTCAATCGTGTCCGGGTAACATTCCGTTTCAACGAATAACGTCTTAAAAAGCGTGTCTGTGATGACCACCGTCTTAAACTTATCACGCTCCATTATAAAGGTGTCCTGTGGTAAGTTCTCGTACTTAAAGATAGTATCTACCTTAACACCGCCTGTAATGACTGTAAAGCTGTCTAAATGCGTTTTAACGATAGCAGACTTGTAGATGCTAGGGTCTTTCTTTAATGCTCTTTTAATGTGCCAATCAGCAGAGCATGAGGAAAGGAGTACGGATAGGATTATAATTGTACGAAGTACCATTCTGCAACGGGGTTAAATGTGGTTACTCTCACGACATCTGAAGCGTATTGATACCAGCCTGCGACAAACATTTTTTGGTCTTGAATGAACAAGGAAAAGCATTGGTACTGCGTGAACTTACCACCGCAGTTATATTGTGCCTCGTTCCAAAGCACTTGCCCCCAACTACCGAGTAAGATATTGTTATCCGAAGCACTCACCACTCCATCACCGTTCAAGTCTGCGACTTCGTTCGTAGTCCCCCAATTCGCTAACAGGTAAGCGTGTGCCGAACCTGTGCCGTTTACTACCGTGACTTCAGTATCAGGATAGTACACTTTATAAAGGTGGTACGCTTCGAGTTGAGCCGAAGCGGAAAGGGTTATGAGTAGGAGTAGTGTTGTAAGTGTTTTCATAAAGAGTGTTGTTTCTCTCGTATAACATTCATGATGGTGTTTGTTATAAGCATATTTATAGCGTTTATCCACTAGTTATGCACCATTAAGCAGTGCCGTTCACGTGCTTCAAATACATTTCATTTTTAAATATTTCGTGTTCAGCGTCAAGTTGGTAAACTAATTCCGCAACAAGAGGTTCGGTTATATTCATACCGTACTCGTGGTTTATTGCTCTACCAAGTTTTACTATTATGTTAGCTCTTACCTTGTTGCTAACTTCTGTCATTCTAAATACTTCTATTAAACTTTTCATCTTTATTATTTTAAAATTAACGGTGCATAACAACACCTATAAATCATTGTTCCGTTGCACTACACAACGCTTCATAGCCAAACCGTTACCCAATAGCATACACCCCGTAGTTCGGGCGTAATTCAAAATACATTCTCATCATTATCATGTCAGCGTAGTCTGGAGATTGCCCGGCGTTCATCGCTTTGATTTGGTCTTTACCTATTACTTGCAGCTTACCGTCCAACTCAGGGTTCTTTCTTCTTGTGCTATCAAGCTCCCGAATTATATCTTCCTTCTTGCTATCAACAAGTATAGCAATTTTTCTTGACTCTACAAATTCTGCGAGTTTGAAATACCCTTCTGCTCTCAGGTTTTTGCAATTTTTGTTGTTGAGTGGCGATGAACCACCGACAAACTCACGGCACTTCAGGTAGTCTACCACGCCCCCACCAATACCATCACCATCAACTACCACATTAGAAAGGTTCACGCTGTGCTTCTGCATAAGCGTTTTAATCGACCTTACCGATTCATCTACCGAGCTTGTTTTCATTTCCTCAATCTCGATGAGGGTAAAGCCTTTCCATACACCTATAACCGTGCTGTCCTTTCCGAACCTTGCGATGTCCGCTGTGATGTACTTCTTATCGCCCGTGTTGTCATTCCTGAACATTGAGGTAAGGTCATCGTAATTGAACAGCCTATCAATGCTATCGTCATAGTCCCAATTACCCTCTAAAAGCCTTTTACGTTGCTGTTCAGGTAGTGTCTTTAGACTTTCGATGTAAGACTTAGGGAGATGAGGATTATCCGTTATAAGGCTTTGTATAAAGCAACGGTACTCAGGTAGTGTGCCGTCTGTATATGGCTTATAGAAGTTGTTATACACCCATCCTTTTGCCGGGTTACAAGTGCCAAGTATCACGCCCTTGATTTCATCGCTTACCATGTACCTCATACGTGACTTCACAACGCTCCATGCTTTCGGGGTTATCTGTGTAACCTCGTCTATAAAAGCATCTGTTATCTCAAGCGAACCTAAGCTGTCAAAGTCAGGGTCGGATGGGTACAGAAATAGGTCTTTAAGGAATATCTCAGAGCCATTGAAAAACGTAATGATGTTACTCTGGTTATTCACACTGTAATGCTTCCCGGCTTCCATCTTGAAATCTCGCTTTGCTGTTTCAAAGAATGACCTTAAAGTAGTGTTCTTTAGTGCCGATAGCTTACTACGTCCTATAAGCCCTCTACTACCTTTGTATTTAAGCCTACGCATTATCTGCCATCCTACACCGACTACGGACTTACCACCGCCTACACCGCCCCCATAAAGGACTTCTGTGTGGGGTGTATCATTAGCAAGGGCAGCTAATGCCGCCCTCTGCTTTTCAAAGAATATTTCGTTGCTGTCGATTATCAAAACGGTGGGTCTTCATCTCCTGTTCCGTCGAAAGCGTCATTTACCTTTCCGTGTGGCGTGTGGCTTCCGTCTGCGTTGTTCTCATACAGTGCTTTCACCTTCCAACATACCAGGTTGTTGTAGTAGTTTCCGTTGTACTCCCTCCCTCGTATATCGAAGTGTACTTCAAAGGGTAGGTTTTCGTGGCTCTTATTCAGCTTATCCACGTTATCCTTCAGGAGTTCAAACTTAATGTCTTGCGGATATTCGCCTGTGGTAGTGAGTACGAACTCACGCTTTTGGAATCCGCTGTCAAAAGTCTGTATATCCTTTACTAATTTAATCGTTCCCGTTAGTTCCATTCTGTGCTTCTATTTCTGCGTTATGTATTTCTCTGATTTGATGTACGTCCACTACAAAGGTAGCGATATACTTCTCAAGTAGACCTTCCTCACCATTTCTTGTACGGGTTAGAATGTCGTCAAGGAACTTCTGAGTACATACAGGCTTCGTAGTGGACTCCGTTCCTTCATGGTCTTTATCATCCTCTGCGACAATACCTAGTGCAGCGCATAGGCTGTAACGTTTGAAGTAGGTTATATTCCCACCGACGTTCTTCGGATCGCCCGTTAAGGTCATAGGCATTGCGCTCTCAAAGTAACTACCATCTTCCACGCAGATAATGCGTGTGAGTAGTCTGCCGTGTTCAGCATCTATAAGCTGAGAGAAAGATAGCCCCGCCTCCTTTAACACGGGGCGTATCTTCTTCACTATGTTGCCTAAGGTAGCATACTTAAACTTCACTTCACCGCCTGTCTTCAACTTTATCTTAACGTCGGCATCTAGGTCAATTTCAATTTCTTTTCCTTGAAAAGTCGCAAGGGCTTTCGCCATTGCTGGTGTGTAAATTATCTCTGACATTTTATCGTTTTTTCGCTTGTTTTGTAAAGGTTGGTTTACTCACTTAATAATGGTTCTCTAAGTTTAAAGTGGATTTCGGTAGAACCTTCTATCCTCTCAAATGTATCTAAAGAGTACCATCCTCCCTCGTCTCCGTACTTCTTAAGTTCCCCTAAAACAGTACCATCATTAAAAGTGTTTTTCACACATATAGAGGTAGAGTAGTCAAAGAATATATTAACCTTTATATCCCCATCCTCTTCAAATTTAGCAAGGCAAGGAAAATCAGTAACTCTATTAACCTTTAATGTTGTGTCAATCTTCATGGGTGTAATCGTTTAGTTCGTCAATAATCCAAGCCTGAATAACAGCCCATCCAATATGGCGACCTCTATTGTGTGCGTCGTCGTAAACGCAAATACCGTTATCAAGCTCTACGTAGTGCAAGTCACCGCCCCACGGTATAAGGTCTTTAATAAGCCACTCTTCGAGCTTTTCACTCATGTCATTCATAAACTTTTCGTCCACGTTAGACTGCCTGTCCCATACCACAGGGAGAAAGCTACCGTTATGCTTAACCACCTCCACGCAAATGTCGTGCGGTAGTTCGTAGGTTTCGTGTTCAGGCTCAGAGTCGTAGTCTACTTGAGTGACCTTACCTGTGAATTGTGTTGTTTTGTAGTGAAAATCGTACATAACTTTTTGTTTATTGTTTACACAAAGGAAAGTATTATAAATCACTTTTCCAAATTTCTTTGACTAAACTCACTATTCGGTTGTCTTTTGACGTGTGCTTATCGAATATTGTTTCCTTACCGTTCATCTTCGGATTGTACTTCACAAGTGACCGTGGTCTATTCCATGCGTTCTTCACGATAAGACCTTTGTCCTTGCACCACTTACCGAGTTGAATGTCCGCAGCGTATTTATACTTCTCGTCTATCTTGCAATCCTGAAAATCCTTTGCCTTGAATACAGAAACACCGCTTAAAGGAATGTCCAGCGTGGTAGTCTGCATCCATAGGTTGTTCTTGCTAAAGCACGTTACACGGCTTAGGAATAGGTCTTTCCACTTCTTCGCCCTTTCAAACGGCTTTCCCTCCTTTACTACCTTACCACCTAACGATACAACGTCCGCTGTTATCAGTGGGTCATGGTAAAGGTTCTTAGAGAGCTTGTAGATATATTCAGGGTCATAGATTAAATCGTCATCGCAGGTGAATATCGTTGCATCGGGATAGTCCCAAATGGCACGAAACTTTGAAAGGTCTGCGAGGTCTTTAACTGGAGTTAAGTACATTTCTGTGTCATACTTTGCTGCGACCTTAATTAAAGAATTGAGCGCAATAAAGTATCCGGCATCATCGGGCTCACCATTATAATAAATCTGAACCACATCCACCTGCGGGGCAAGTGACCTAACCGCATCCGGTAAAACGCCTAATCTATCTACGTATGTTGCTATACTCGCTACTCTCATTCTTCAAACATTTCTAGTTGATTCTCATTCTCTTTTCTTATCACTCCTAAAGCAGCTTCAAGTATTGTTCTACCTGCTTCGTAGTCTACCAGGTTACGGGCAATTTTATCAGTCCTTTGACTGCCTTTATACTTTCTAAAGTCGTAGTCGTGGAAATCACTTAATAAACTCACCTCATCCTTTCTGTTGCTAACTAATCCTGAATTACCTTCTCTTTTAGATAACTCATTAGGTAGTTTAAAGTTAGTCCAGTATAAATGCCTGTCTCTTTTTTGACAGTGAAGCATCGGGGTATAATATGGTATTACGTTTTCAACTACGTATTTACCTTTAAAGTGATGTTCTAAAAATATAATCTCCTGGTAAAGTTTCATATCTGGATAGACGGGGTCTTTTCCGTTTGCTCCAATTCCCCAGAACCTAGCCCTGCTATGCGTAGGACAAGGCGGTGAACTCCAAATAAAATCAAACTCTTTGTAATGGTCAAGCAAATATTGGTGAGCGTCTGCAACGATAACCGCGTCATTAGGAAACCTCTCTTGATAAAGTCTTGCTAGTTCAGGGTCAAGCTCTACCGCTGTAACATCCACATCTGTCACCTCGTCCCACTTATAACGGTTGCCTCCTAAACATGCATATAGATTAAGTATTTTCATCTGTATCTATCTCTAATTTGGTTAATGTAAGTCTTACGCTCGGATCTGTTTGCTCTTGTAATCTTACTTTTGTTATCCCCGTGAAGCCTGTAATAGTAAAGCGGATAACCTACGTAAGCGAATTTACAACCATTAAACGACATACGCAAGTGTAAGTCGTATTCTTCTGCTGTGGTTAGCGTTTCATCGTAACCTCCGAGCCTTCTGACCGTTTCCGTGTGGTACATCACAGCACCACCATGAATTAAAGTTCCTCCTAACAAGTCATTGTGACCGTGATAAGCTGACCGCCACAGCTTAGTATTCCCTTTCGGGTCTATCCTCCAAGCATCGGAGAAAGACATTGCAGCGTCGCCAATACCCTTCAGCATCCTTTCGGCAAAGTGAGGGTGTAAATAGTCATCCTCTGCAAGTACAGCGTAATACTCTGTCTTGACTTGATCTAAACCTCTCGCAAGGTTCACAGCGCAAGTATTGTCTGACTTCGATAGAATAAGCTCACAAGGTTCGGTCTGCTTTTCTACCGACTCAATGGCTTTGCTTAGCCATCCTCTATCCTTGTTGAAAGGGATTATTATTGATAGGTTCATAAGGTGTATTGATTTCTGCGTATAAGAAACATGATGGTTGTTGTTATCGACATATTTATAGCGTTTATATCCTAGTTACCTGCAATGGCTACGATACCGTTTCAGATAGTATTTCTTTCATTTCATCCTCCGTTGGGTTTCTCGTATCGCCACAGCTTTGGCACTCCATCTTTGTAAACTCTTTCGGGTAGGAAGTTTGCGGTTTCCATTTGTGCTTTCCGTCATTTAAGCAATCAGCTTTCTCAGGCTCATAGTAGAATGAAATTGAAGTTTCAAACACAAATGATTTTTCACAATTGCTACATTCCATTTGATGCTTAACCCCTTCTTCATAGCCAAATCCATCATCATGACAAACTTCAAGTTCTGTTTCGCAATAAGGGCATTCTAAGTCCATAATTATTCTGTTTTAAATTAAAATTCGTTTTCAAAATCCCGCCACAGCAGGTAACAAAGGCTATAATTAACCCTATCGGGTCGCTTCGCTTAATCATAGCCAAACCGTTACAATCCAAAATTAACTTTCAAATACTCCTTTTCCTCATCGCTCAGAAACCACTTCCAATCCTCATCCGTTTCCTCACAGCCTTTGAACTCTGAGAACTTATGTATGTTCGCATTGCTCTTAAAGTCCAATACGTGAATCCTGCCGTCATCGAACTGCACTGAGTCGTAACCTAACAGCGCAAGGTTCGCCTCGCTCGACCTGTCAAGTCCTGAGTTAAGTTTATCATCCCAAAGGGCGTATATCTCTTTAGCCTTGACTATATTCCTCCCGTTGTTGTTAAGCGTACCGGGATGCAAAGGAATATCCCTGTTCACATCTAAAGCGTAGTTACCTATTCGGATAGGTCGCACTGGCTTACCTACTACAAAAGGCTTTGGCTGCCAAAATATACGAGCTGCCCCGATAAGTTGCAAGTCATCCTTGTACGTCCATCGCTTAACGGTCTTTGATTGTAGGTCTACTATCCCGCAGGTTTTAAGACCGAATACAGTTAAAGACTCTCCAAAATTATAAACGTAGTCGATATACTGCACGCTCAAAACATTATCCTCCCCTAAAATGATTATGTCGTCCGACTTATTACCGGAACTACAAGCCAACTGATAAGCACTATTCCACTTCTTCCCTAACGGATTATTCTCAGTAAGCACATACTTCGCTCCGTACTTCTCAGCAAGTGCTATACTACCCTCATCGCCTTTCGTTATCGCTGCGTACACTTGAACGTTATACATCCCTGTTTTAAGTCGATCTATACCTAAGTAGAACAGTTCTGCTATCTTGTGCCTGTGGTGGTGGCAGGTTATTACTTTAATCATGCTAGTATGTTTTCAGGTCTATACTCCCCGTCCTCCCATAGAACGAGGACTTCGTTGCATTCTGTTAAGTGTTTCATGTTTTCCACCATTTTTTTTGTTTTGGCTTTTCTATGGTTCTTATAAGTCTTTTATTTTCTTTTTTAAGGTATTCCAAGGATTTGAGCAATTCTTTATTGATGACCTCAGTGTCAATAAAACTATATACGGTATCACCATAATCGAACCAAGCGTTAACAGTGCGAGCCTCAATAGATTTATCTCCATTTTTTAATGCTTCATAAAATTCCATCACCTCTAAATACTTTTCATAATCCGAGTACGGAATTGTTATTTTATGATTCTTGTTTGACATAATATCTTGTTTTATAGGCTTTTTATCCGATAATCGTCTATATCGGGTTTTTATCCGATTTTACATTTGAATACTCTGCTTTCAATTTCTTGTAAAGCGCATTAGCATCTTCTGAACTTACCTTTTCATTCGCCTCTTGCTTCATGCGCTCTATCGCCTCGTCGTACATCTCTGCGGTAATCTCCGGCAATGTATCTATCTTTTTTGACTTGTGCAAATTTTCCCACATCAAACTGCGTTCCTCCGATGTGTCGTATTCTTTGAAGCTACGTTGAAACTCTGCAAGCCCTAACTTACCATAGAACGAACCGAACTTACCCTCCTTCATCATTCGGAAAACTAACATGAACTCTTCGTACTTCATGTAGTAATAATCCCGTAGAAGCATTTTAAGTACCTCAGAAGCCGTCCGAGATGCTTTCAAGGGTTGTTTATCCAATTCCATGTAAACGTCTAAAATTGCCCCCTGTAATTGCGTGAGAAGGGTATTGGAGTCGTCTTCATAGATTATCGTTACCTGACTGCCGTTAAGATGAGCGTCTCTGCTTGAGATCATTCCGTAGTCTTTCTGCTTCAGCTCGGAAATCTTCTGGGTCAATACCTGTAAAGCCTTTTCCTTTTCCTGAATGATTAGCTTGTCTTGTGGGGATAATGAGTCCTGCATAGTTCTGTGCTATTGATGTGTTAATGATGTTTACCGCTTCTTCTTCGGTCTTGCAATTATCGGTAATCCTTTTGAATTGTGCAAGTTCCTGGTCAGGTGTTAAGTGCGTTCTAGTCCTGTGCTTCACGTGTCTTCTCCACCCTAGCCAAGCCTCAGCGAACTGTTCACCGAAAGGCATTGCGGTCTTTACCTTATCGCTTAATGTAATTTGTTGATAACTTTCTTCTGTTTTATTTGGAATTACAGAAAATTCTTCATGTTTTTTACTACTATACTTAGTAGAGCTATACTTAGTATAGTCCTTAGTAGGGTATATACCTATGCTAGTTAATACCTCTACAAGAGTATTATTCCTATACAAACTACTATACAGTAGATTTTTTTTGAAATTTTCTTCATCTAGCTTTCCAAGAATAACAGCCATCAGGATAGAACGCTCCACAAGCTCTGAACGGTTAGTAATACCAGTCATTTCCTGCAATTCTGTAAGAGCTTCTTCCGTGCTTTTTTTTTCTCTAAACTTCATTTAGCCTTCCAAAAATTTGTGGGTACACTTGTGGGTACACTTGTGGGTACACTTGTGGGTACATAATGCGTTACGTTCTGCTTAGTCGATTGCGTTTCCGTAATTTTGCAGATAAAAAACTATCTCCTTTTCAATCCTGTCTATAACCTCCCTATAATCCTTATCAACATTAATACGTCCTTTTACTTTTCTAATCCCGTGCAATGCTGTACTGTGGTCTCTGTTCAGATAACCACCAATAGAAGCCATTGTCTTAACATTCAGAACTCTTTTTGCGTAATAAAAGAAAATGTGCCGAGCATCTGCATAAGGCAAGTAACGTACATCTCCCTTCATGTCCTCAATACCAAAGTCCGGGTTAAATATATTTACTCCTAAAGCATTAGGCTTATAGCCAACGTTCACTTCTTTTGAAGCCTTGATAGCCTTCTCAAGACAAAACTCCATCTTGTCTATTGGATTACTCAAGTCAAGCGAGTTCTCATGTTTGTAGAGACACTTTATTATCTTATCTAAAGCCAATTCAATACTCTCCTTATTACCAATCACAAGGGTTGTGCAAATACAGTCCTTGATTTCCTTGCGTATGTCCATGTTGTTCATCTGTTCTTTATTTTGTATTTCTTGTTCAACTCCCTTCTCAAGTACCTGTGCCATGCGTTAAAACTTAATCGCTTGTCAGGTTCAATGGTTTTCTGTATCTGTGCCATAAGATTTTATTTATATTGCGAGAGCAAAGAAGCATAAAAAAAACGACATACACAAAATAAGATGTATATAGATGAATATTTAGGAGCTAAATTAAGGATAGCTGCAAGAGGTGAAATTTTTATACCAAGTTCTATTCAGTCTTTTTTTAATGAGCAAAATCAAAGAGATTTAGCGATAATAAGAAAGTATGAAACAAGAAAAAACATTACATCAATATCTAGTAAATAACTAAATAGTGAGTTTAGATACTGAAATTTTTGGGAAGCATTACAAGGAACTAAAGGACTTTGCCTTTAAGAAAACAGGGCAGTATAATAGGGTGGACATTCACCAGGATCTACTGCACGACGTTATACATTCCTACCTATCACACAAAGATAAAAAGAAAATCAAAGACCCCGTTGCGTGGATTAAGTGTAAGATGAACTACGAACTCTGTATGCCTAACGCTACTTTTCACCGTACATGGATAAGCCCATCACGGATTGAAGATGAGCTGCAAACGTACTCACTTCGGGCGGTTAACGGGATAGACGATAAAGCACTCATGCAACTCATCGCTGAACACCTACTGAATGACTTTCACTATGTCGAGCGCACGTTCATGATAATGCGGATAAGCGGTTACTCTACTCCTGAAATAGCGAAACTGCTTGAGATACCATACGACACGGTTTACCGGATAATCAAAGAAACAATGGATTTACTTGCAGATAAAGTAAAAGATTACTAATTTTGTGAACATGGGACTAATACAACAAGTATTCAAACGCTTTCGTAAAGACGAAGGTATGCGTGAAGTCATTAAAGAACGTATGGCTAAGTGTAAGCGGTGTAAGTTCTATACAGAAGCGGGAAGGTGTGGCACGATCAACGAGAAAGTGAAATACCAAAATAAGAACATTACACTCTGCGGTTGCTTTATGAACGAGAAAACGCAATGGGCTTTCGCTTCATGTCCTGCCGGGAAGTGGGGTGCATACGAAGGATGGGGAGAACAGCACGTGGACAAGGTGAGGGAAGTGTATGAGCGATATGAAGGTGAACCTACTAAAGCGAACCTTATTAAAGTGTATGAAGTCTATAAGGAATTAATGGGAGATGCTGGACGGCATATAAACCCTAGAGGGACAGGATGCGGAGATTGTAGGAGGAATAGGCTTGAAGAGATTAGGTTGTACTTGAAGAAGGTTGATAAATGTTAAAACGCTAGATATGGAATGGATTTACTTAGGGTTGTATTTGTTTTGGGCTTGTGTTATTTTTGCTATTGGGTATTATTTCTTTTATGAAGAAAATCCTGACGAGGTAGAGTTTGTGCTTTTGGTAACTCTTTCATTTTTTTACCCTATGGTTTTATTATTTAGTCCATTGGTTTTAATTTCTCGGCTCTTAATAAAGCTATTCAAAAAACTTGATAACAACAATTAGGAACAATGTTTAAACCCGGAGAGAGCGGTAACCCTGCCGGTAGACCAAAAGGGGCGGCGAATAAGTCAACGGTGACAGCGAAGAAGGCTATTGCCGATTTCATTAACGGCACGTCAGGACAAGTAATCGTACTGTGGCAAGAAGTCGCAGAGCAAGACCCTGAAGCAGCGGTAAAGCTGTGGACGAACTTAGCTGAGTACGTGATACCTAAGCAGAGTAGAGTTGCTCACGTAGGTGAGGAAGGTGCAGAGCCGATACAGATTATTGTTGACCCGAAGATATAAAGTTATGGAATGGATTTCAGTTAAGGATAGGTTTCCTAAAACACCGATAGATGTTTTAGTTTTTAACGGTGATACGCAAGTTGGTTATTTCCATAAAGGTTTTTGGCGCGATTTTCACGGCGAGAGAAATATAAAAAACGTTACCCACTGGATGCCACTACCTGAACCACCAAAAGAATGACACCAGTACTAATCTTCCTTGCGTTCATCGCTGAGGCTTTCGCACATTACAAGATAATCGAAGGACTTACAGTCTGCGGTCAGGATAAAGACGACAACAATGCTTGGCACTATGCTTTCGCTGCAATGTGGTTTCTTATCCTGTTCATGATGCCCGACGTTATCACGGCGGTGGTTATTCTCACTACAAGGGCTTTCGTGTTTCCGATTGCTTTAAACGTGTTCAGGGGCTTTCCTGTCTTCCACCTAGGGGAAGGACATACTGACGGGTTTATAGATGAGAAGATCGGGGCAACGGCTTACTATTCATTTGCATTCCTGTTTTGGGGATGCTCTATATTCTTTTACTATGCGTAACGCATCTTACATTCACCTAGCTTTAACCTTCGTTCTATTCGTGGGCTCAATAGCTTATGCGATTAAGAGCAACGACCCTACATGGCTTCGTGTCGTAGTGCCTATCTTCTTCACGGGCATCTTCATAGCTGATGGATTTGCTACCGGGTTTTTCAGGAAATAGTTGCACAGGTTATTTTTAATCCTTAGCTTTGAGGAAAACAAAACGCTATGACACTAGAAAAAGCAAAAAACTATTTTGAAAGTGAGTATGGGTCAGCCCATATTGAATCGGTAATTTCTATGAATGACCTCACGAGCCTATATGGTCTTATAGAGGAATACGCTGAGCATGAAGTTAAGAAGGCACTACAAAATCAAAGAGAAGGAATTAAGGAATTCTTGATAGGCGAGGATTACGAAATATTAGCAGAACAGATATAAACAAAACGCTATGAAATTCAAGAACATGAAACAGTTCCGCAAGGAAGCGGAGAAACGAGGACTTTACGAGGGTGTGCCGTTTAGGTGTGCTTATCATAATAAGGACGTTAATCGTAATTGGACTTGGAATGATTTTGAGATTGACGTAAGTGATGATATTTCAAGTATAGTAGAGTTTGGAATTTTTCACGCTTGGCTTTACGACGCTAAAAAGGATAAGTGGGCTGTTCCATTAACGGAAGTTAATAAAGAATCAAGCGACATCGAAAAGCGAGTTGAAGAGTTGGAGGCGAAAGTGAAGGAGTTGAGTAGTCCGTTTAGGTTAACATACACAGGTAAGGAAGCTGAAGAGTCTTGCATAGAACAAGTCAACCCTAACCACGTAAGCCAACCGCATGAGGTTAAAGCAGACCAACCCCTATCCTCCCGTGACTTCATCGCTAAGGGTATCATTGAAAAGATTTACCCGAAAGACGAGCGAAAGGCATTGGAGGCTATTCGGTTTATCATGCAAATGGATTTAGGTAATTTGGATAGGGTGAAGATGAGTACTTGTTATGGAAATGAGTTGCTTTGGTATAAAAGTGGTAATTCATTTAAGTGGGATGAATCATTACAAGGCGGAAACTATTGGGATGAAATCTACGAGATGCTATAATAACCCCCTCCCACTCTAATTTTAAGCCTCTGTTCACCGCAGGGGCTTTCTTTTTATATTTGAGGTATGAAAGCAATATCATTTGACTTTGATGGTACTCTTACAAGAAGCGATGTTCAGAAGTTTGCTTCACAGCTTATTTCTAAGGGTAACAGGGTTTGTGTACTCACCTCGAGGTTGTCAGATACAGAAGCACCTACAAAAGAGTGGAATAACGATCTTTGGGACGTGTGTAATAGTCTAGGTATAACAGAGGTGTACTTCACTAATGGGTCTTGGAAGTTTCATTACTTTGATAAGATAGGTATTAAAGTTCACTTAGATGACGACAACCAAGAGATTAATAAGATAAACTCAAATAAGGGTATAGGTATATCCGTTTGGGGCAATAACTCATGGGAGAATAAAATTAGGAGATTAATATGAAACACAAGATTGAACTACCGATACCTAATGACATTACAGTAGGGCAGTTTATCGAGTTCCATAAGACTAGGGGCGAGATAAATAAGTGTGTAGTCGCCACAGGAATGAGTGAGGACGAAGTGAAGGAACTACCTTTGTCTGTGGTCAAGCATACCAATGAAACATTCAGGGAGCTTATATCTGACATTCAGGAATTAGACTTCCCTAAGATTGTGGAGCTTGACGGTACGGAATACGGATTCGAGCCTAACCTATCGAAGCTGTCAACAGGCGCATGGGCTGACATCGCTCACTTAGAGGACTTAGGAAGGGATGAACGTCTACATCAGATACTCGCTATCCTCTACCGTCCTATCACGCAAAGGTGGGGAGTTAACAATGTGAAGTACCGTATTGAGAAGTACACAGGGGACAGTATGGATAATGCAGACCTGTTCTTAGACTACAAGATGAGTCAAGCCCTCGGAGTGCTAGGTTTTTTTTTGTCTTTGCAAAAGGGCTTAATGAGCAATTTGGAGATGAAGATGATGAAGGAACTGAAGAAAGCAGTGAAGGAGATGAAAGAAGAGTTCCACATTTAGCAAAGAAATGGAAATTCATCCACTTAATAAAGAGCTGGGCAGGTGGTGACTTGGTGCAAGAGGAAAAGCTGTGGCAAATGCCTTACACGCAGTTCCTTGTTCATTGCAACTACTACGAAGATGTGAGGGTGGAAGAGTTAAATAAGAAAATGGGATAATGTATACATACAATCAACTCATAGCAAAGTTCAAAGCGTTCTTCGAGGCTCACTACTTCGTGAACCGTGTTACGTCGGGCGACTATGAAACCTCGCAAGTTGCGAAGGACATGGTATATCCTCACGTTCACATTCAACCTGCATCGGCTTCTGTGGGTAACATGGTAGGGTTTACCTTTGACCTTATTATATCTGACCTCCCTAGAGTTGAGGACGGTAAGGTGTTACCCACTCAAGAGATACACTCTGACCTCGCTCAAGTGGTATTCGACTTTATCGCTGTTGCGCAGAATAATAAAACCTATTGGGAGAGTGACCAAGCTGAATTGGTAGTCAACTCAATGGATGCCTTTTGGGATTCACAGACACAGACTGTCGCCGGGTGGAACGTATCTTTCACCATCACTCAGCAGAACGGATTTGCTTGGTGTAACCTACCTGCGGATAGTGTTACTCCACCACCTGCATCGGACTGTCAACCTGCCACGCTTGTAGATGTAGACGGGAACACGCTTAGAGAGATTGGTAGCGGGGTGAGTTTTACGCTTCGGAACTACAGCATACAGAACTCAGGAGGGGCAACAGCGACAGCACCAATAACTAGTGTTGCAGCTGTAGGTAGAGTATCAGGTGAAACCTTGCAAGACCTCATCACAAGTTTCAATTCACTATCTAATTTAGATGCAACAGCAAGTGACATTTACACCGCAGCGAGTACAGACCTGAGAAATGAGCTATCTGCACTTCTATGTGGCACGACATCTATCATACCTTGCTTCATTCGCCCTACTATTCCTACGGCAAGTTACGCAACGGGCGACCTTGGAGACCAATACGATTCAGGTGTTTACGATAGACTGAACGGAGATCTAACAGGGCGTGTCCGTGTGCTTGGTGCTGACAGTTACACCCTAGATGCGGATACGCTTAACAAGTACGGCACTACGGCACGTTTTACCTTTGATAATGGCGATAATGCTTGGGATGGTTCTTCTTTCATTACGACCTATCCGGGAGACGCAACGGACTACGTTATCGAATGCCATCTAACAGGTCTTAGGCTTTACGTGGCAAACTTAGGTAACGTGAATTGGGCGGATGCTATAACAGCGTGTTCTTCACTTGCTGCGGGAGGGTACGCATGGAGGATTCCATCGAACAACGAAATAGAGAACTTCTTACTCGATCGTGACAACCTTTACTATCAAGGTGGCAACCCATTCAGGCGTGGCGTTGTATCGGGTTACAGCGACTTCTACACATGGTCAAGTAGAACAGGTGAAACGAGTACAAGCAATGCCTTTAGAGTTTCTGTATCTCAAGACACTTCGCTCTATGGAAAGACCAACACGGCACTAATGAGTGTATATGCAGTTTCGGACTTTGACGCTACTTACACACCATGAGGATAGGTAAGGATATAAAAAAAGGGGCTTTCGCCCCGTTATTAAGGTTCAATAAGAATTGGGTCTGTAACAGGGGTGTACTGACCTTCATGAAAACAACTCCCAATTTCACCAGCATTAAGGGCGGAATCACCGGGGTCAATCACAATTCCAGCGTTCTTACTATAAAAGAAAATAATCTTTCCTGTATTATACCCTTCCCCAAAGTAAGGGTAAGTGCGCTCTACTTCTTTCTTTTTGCTTTTTTGAATAGTAACTTTCATTTTGATATGTTTTTAAGTACACCACAAAGAAAAGCATTTAATCTGAATTAACCAAATGAGCAACCTGAGTAAAGCCATAGAAGATTTCTCTCAGGACGTTGTCGAACGAGCGCAACGTAACCTAGGTGCTTACCGTACCGTTACCGACAGGCGAGGGCGTAAGAAGAAACGCAGGGCTGATAGTTCAGGTACACTAAGGGAGTCTTTAGGGTACAGCATAAAGGTAAGTAGTGGAGGTACTAAAGTGCAATTCATCGCAAGGGGCAAGGCAAGTGATTACGCAGCGTTCGTGGAAGAGGGTGTGAACGGAACGAAGAAGAAGCACGGCAGTCCGTTCAGCTTTAAGGGTAAGAATATCAACCAAAAGGCTATACTTGACTGGATGAAGCGAAAGCCTATCCGTTTAAGGGAGTTTAAGAACGGAAAGCTCGGAGGGTTTAAGAAGAGATACTACACACCGACAAGGGGAAAGAATAAAGGGAAAGAAGTTGATAGACTTCCACAGGCAGCGTTCCTTATCGGTAGGTCTATCGCAAAGTACGGCTTTGCACCGCTTAACTATATGGGCGATGCTGTGGAGGATGCTATACCGGACTGGAAGACACGATTTGAAGAGGCATTGAAAATGGACATTGAAGAAAAACTTACATAGATGGCACTAGATTGGTCACAAGAACCCTTCGCGTTAACACCGAAGAAGCAAAGGCTGATATTTACAGCTTATGAAGATTCTCTACCTATTCGTCAGAATACAGGGTTTCGTTATAAGATGACATTTACCATTACTTTCGGTGCTGACTCGGAGACGTTCAATTTCTACGTGCAGCCTAATCCTAATGGCTATGGGATTATAGACTTGCAGACTGTGGTAGACAAGTTCTGTTATGTAGATACACTACCTAACGGAGTGAGTTCTCAGACGGTGCACACATACTCACCAAGTGCTTTTTACTTCAATGGCGACTACTCCGCTGTGGATGTTGAGTATTCCGTTCAGGAGGCATGGCTAGTGGATGGAGTTTTAGAAGATAGCCCGACGGGATCGAGTTCAGCAATAATGGCACAAAACCTAACCGCCTTTGCAGGTTCGTTTCAACCTTGGCAGGGATATAAACCCGCTCTGTCAACCTACCTTTACTCGGGCAATGATGTGTACGTCCTTACTCGAAGGAACGATAACAATTGGAAATTCGCAGGGAATTACGGCTTAGAAGATGCTACGGCAATACCTGTTTATCAGGATGACTGGGGTGTGATGTCTTACATTGCAGACAATACTATAACCGATGAACTGAGGTACACGATATTCGATGCTTCAGGTACACAGCTTGATACATACGATTTCACCCTACCGACAGGGGGAAGTGTGGCGACTAAGATTTCATTCCTGCCTATCTACCCGAAGTCATTATCGAATTGGGTGTTTGGCATGACGATAGACACTCCTGACAGTTCAACGGATTGGGCTTACTATACTTGTGAATTCTTATTGTCCAATGCTTCGGTAAGTAAGAAGTATGTATTCTACAAGGTTGAAGAGTGCCGATACGATAACACCCGGATAGCATTTGAAAACGGCATGGGGGGCTGGGATTACTTTGACTTCGATAAGAAGCGCACACCGTCGATACAGGTGGAGCGTAAGAGGTACAAGAAAGTACTTGGTAACTTCTCATCGACATACGACCATGATAGTTGGGATAGGGGGATGACTGACTTCGGTGTGAACACAGAGCGTTATATCGAAGTGAGTAAAGGCAACCTTACCACTGCGGATTACGAGCTATTGACTTACCTTGTGAAGAGTACGGATATACAGATTATCCCGCCTGATGACAGCCCCGTTATTGAGGGCTTAGTATTGGAGAATAGGGAGTGGGCAGAAGAACAATTAAAAAGAGCGGAATACAAAGAGATAACTCTAAGATTCCGCTACTCAAATGATATGTGGTAATGAGCGGAGAAATTATATTATACCTTGAAAACCCCGATGGAGATAGGTTCATTGTGCCTACATTCGACGGATATAATGTTTCGCTTAACTTGTCGTTCACGGACTTACAGAACTTTAGACCGACAGGGGCTTATTCTGACACTTTCCGCTCTCCTATAAATGAAGAGTTCCAGGATTTCATAGGAGCGATATACGACGTTAACTACGTAGGGTGGTACAATCCAAAGGAGAAGATACCCGCTTACGTTACGGTTGATACTATCCCTTATTCACAAGGTCATGTTGAAATCACAGACATCATAAAGACTAAAGTAGGTTACGAGGCAACGCTTCGGTACTTTGGGGAAACTCCTGACATTAAAGCTGAAATAGGTGACTTAAAGTTATCGGAACTTACTCAGCTATCCACAGACTTAGAACATGACTTAGACTATGATGCGGTTACTAACGACAACTTGCAGAGTGGGAATGTAAAGTATTTCCTTATTGACAAAGGACAGAACTTCTCACAAGGTGGTGAGGTAGGCACAAGACCTGTATTCGCTCCTGCTGCTGCATCTAATCCACTCTATCCGTCTGACCTTACACCTGCCGTTAAAGCTCGTTGGATTTGGGATAACATTTGGAGCGATGCAGGGTTTACTATTGATTCACCTTCTGACTTTCCCGATACATTAGATTCATATTGGATTCCTTGGTATAACGGTACAATAGCCCCTATAAGCACAGAACCGCCAAACGGTCAGAACTTCAGATTGAACTTGCTTACCGCAGATGAGTTTACGATAAGCGCAGGTACAGGGTTCTTTGATTTCTCCACCGAGCTAACCGAGAGTTATGACAACGGTGGGAACGTTTCTGCAAACGTATTCACAGCACCATTTACAGGGATATTTAGGTTTAGGTATTGGGGAACGTTTAATCGCTCAGGTATGGGTGGTAGTTCCCCGCAGGTTCAGTTAATGCTTCGTGATGATGGGGATGACGAAATACTAAACTCATCACCAAACGCTGTGGTTTCAGAATTTGGCGTTAACTTCGTTGAGTATGTAGACCTGTTCATAAACAGCGGTGATACTGTTAAGCTATCTGTTTATTACATCTCTAATGGCGGATGGGATATAGACGTTGAAGGCACTGCGGGTTATTCGCCATCTGAAGGTACGGGAATGGAGATGTTTGAGGTGGTGGCGCAAGTTGCAGACTATACCGTTGACATGGCTCTTAATGCTCCTGAGATGAGGCAATACGATTTTATTACCTCGATTGCAAGGATGCACAACCTTATCATCGTTCCCGATAAGAACGTGCCTAACAAGGTGCGTATTGAATCCATGAATCAATACTTGCAGAGTGGGGAAACTTTGGATTGGACGGGGAAGTTAGACTTGAATCATGACGTGCTTACTAAGTCTACCAATTCTATACAGTCGAGGGATTTGCTTTATACCTACCGTGAGGATGGCGATGCACTCAATAAGATATACACAGACGAGGGCGATAGAATCTTCGGGCAACTTGATACGGAGGATAGCCCGATACTTACGAACCTCAGAAGCGACTTTGCAAGTGGCACTAACTCAGTGGAACTGAAGTTCGCACCCACCCCGTGTAATAACATCATTGGCACGAATGTACCTATCCCGAAGTTTATCAATGACAAGGGGGAAACATTTAAGGTAAAGCCACGCATACTTTACCACGCTTTTGATGTAGACAACGTGCAAGTGTACGACGACGATACAGCGACGGTTACTGATACAACGTGCAGGGTATTGTCGCACTTCGATAATTACGACATTGAGAATGGAGAACCAGGTGAGGCTACGCTTGACCTAAACTTCGGGCAGGAGGTATATCTTCAGCAGACCGTTGGTGCGCCTTACCTCAATCTATTCTACCGTTATTGGCAGGAATACATTAGAGAGATATACGACCCTAGCGCACGGATAATGGAGGCACACTTTATGCTGTCCATTTCCGACTTCCTTAACTTCGACTTCTCCGATGTCATTTGGATAAAGGATAGTTATTGGCGTGTGCTTGAAGTGCAAGGCTACAACGTAGGAGCAAATGAGCCTACGAAGCTGAAGCTGATTAAGATACTTACCCTACAAACGGGATGCGAGTGGACACCGTTCCAAAGTAATGCAAGTGGCACGATTACCTTTGAAGATGAAGGAGGGGCAACAGGAGCAGGGACGCAAGAGTGTTGTGAATACTTCGGATATACTTGGGTAGGCTCTGCGTGTTTTTGGAACATACCACAGGGAGGATTCCGACCTAATACAAGCGGACTGACTAACTTCGGGCAAGGATCAGGGAACTCTGCACCACTTCCGAGTGATAGTATCGCCTATGTATCAAATTCCAATATACAAGCCGGGAACTTCGGTGCGAAGTATGGGGGTGATAACCTTACAAGTGGACAGGGTAACATCGGTTCTATCATGCACGGTAAGACGATGGAGGCTGACGATAACTTAGGGGCTTTCGCAGCCTTTGGTGAGAACACCCAAGTAAACTACCGAGGGCTGTGGTTCGGTGGTGGAGTGTCTGACAGCGATGACACTATATTAGGGCGTTCACAGTTCGGGTGGTTATCCTTTCAAGGTGAAGGGACGCTCACTAATAACGGCGACCAGATAGAGATATTCCTGAACGCAAACGATAGACTGTCCATTCCTGACGAAACGGTATGGGCTGCGCAGTTAAGCGTTTCCTATGCACACTACAACGTGGCAACGGCGGCGATAGATAAGTGGGGGCAGCAAGTGTACTTCTTTGAGATGCACAAGGCTAACGGAGTGGCAGGAGTTACCACACAGCAAATCGCACCCGATCACGAGGACGGTAACTTAACGGCACACTTGGAACTAGACTTCGACGTAACAACAAACACGGCACAGCATAGGATGAGAATTGAGGCGGTGGCATCGGCAGGACTTCCGGCAAGTGACTTGCAAATATCAGCGACATTAGAAATAACACAAGTTAGAGCGTATGCAGCAGTTTCCTAAAATATCAGAAGTCATTGAGCAGCTTATGGAAAGCGATGAGATAGGTACGAAGGAAGATAAGTTCGCAAGGGGATGCAACCTACTGAAGTACCCTAACGTGCTTAAAGGTGTGGATTATTTATTAACGGCAATTTACCTTACTGCATACATTGGCGCAGCAGCATGGGTAGTATTTAAGATAGTAGCATAATGGCAAAGTACATACTCGAAATAGATGTAGACGAAAAAGGGGCGGTTCAAGGCATTAACAAGGTCGAGAGCGAACTTAAAGGGCTGAACAAGGAAACCCAAAAAATGGGTAAAGAGGGGAAGGCTGGATTCAGTTTTCTTGAAAAGGCTTCGCCCCGTGCTGCTGCTGCCGTAAGAGGCGTTACAGGGAGTATAACAGGGCTTGCTAGTGGTTTTAAGACACTAAGGGCTGCGATTATATCAACGGGTATTGGTGCGCTTGTGGTGGCTTTAGGTTCATTGGTAGCTTATTTTACTCAAACAAAAAAAGGAGCGGAGCTTTTAGAGAGAGCCACTTCAGGTTTAAGTGCTGTTTTTTCTGTTCTTGTAGATTTAGCGTCCAGTATTGGAGAGTCTTTAGTTAATGCTTTTCAGAATCCACAGAAAGCGGTTAAAGACTTATGGGAAGCTGTTAAGACTAACATAGTCAATAGATTTGAGGGACTGAAAAACCAAGTTATTGCATTTGGTAAGATATTAGAGTCTGCCTTTTCGCTTGATTGGGAGGGCGTAAAGCAAGGTGCTGAAGACTACGCGCGATCATTAGTACAGGTTGCCACAGGATTAGACAAAGAACAGCAGGATGCACTTGCTAAGTCTATTGCAGGAGTGGCTTCTGAGATGGACGAGGCAGCGAGAAAGGCAATTGCTTTAACCAAGGCTGAGCAAGAGTTAAGGGATTTAACTAGAGAGTTAAATATAGAAACTGCAAAGAGAAGGTCTGAGATTAAAAAACTAAACAAGGACGCAGAAGACACAACTAAGAGTTATAAAGAAAGGGAAGAAGCGGCAAGGAAAGCGGGGGAATTAGAGCAAGACTTAATGTCTCAGAGAGTTGCCGCTGCTGAAGAGAATCTAAGAATAATAAAAGAAAGAAATGCTTTATCTAATAGCATGGATAAAGACCTCGACGCAGAGGCAGAGGCAGAAATAGAGCTTTACAGAATACGAGAAGAGTCCTATGAATTACAGACCACACTTCAGAATAAACTAAACACACTCAGACAACAAAGATCGCAAGAATATCAGAATACGATAAAGAAAAATATTGACGAAAGGAATAAGCTAAACGAAGAATTTACATCTCAACAGATAGAGAGAGACAAGGCTTTAGCTGAGGAGCAAAAGAAGATACTTAAAGATGTAGAGTCAGTACGTGATTTCTTAGAGTCTAAGCGTATTCAGACAGAGGAGGAACAGATAAACGCAAAGTATGAACGACTAAGGGAACAAGCTAACGGTGAATTAGAGCTTTTAAAGGAACTTCAAATACAGCAAAACTATGAGCTTGGTAAACTACAAGAAGACGCTTTAATAAAGCAAGATGAAGAAGCTAGAAAGAAGAGAGATGAAGAATTAGCTGATTATAAGAGAACGCAAAAGGCTAAGGTAGATTTTGCTATGCAGACGGCTAACAGCTTAATAGGAATTGGAGAGCTTCTTGCTGGGAGTAGTGAGTCAAGCGCAAGAAAGATATTCGCAGTAAATAAAGCGGTAGGTATTGCGGGTGCGCTTGTAGATACTTTTAGGGCTGCCAATAAAGTATTAGCTGATTGGCCTACTCCTGGCCCCGCTAGATTTGCAGCGATGGCAGCAACGATAACAACAGGAATTGCGAATGTAGCTAAGATTGCATCAACTAAGTTCAGCTCTTCTACTTCAGGCGGGGGTGGTGGTTCTCGTCCTTCAGTTGGAGGCTCTGCAACAGCATCAGCACCACAGCCGACAGCAGCGATTGACTTTGGGTTCTTGAATCAGCAGAACAACCAACAGGCTATACCGGCTTATGTATTAGAAGGACAAGCGATGAATCAACAGGAAGCGTCTATGAGGGTTAAGGACTTGACTACGTTGTAAAACAAAAGCCCCTCAGTACCTATATAGGTTGGGAGCTTTTGTTATAGTCCGTATATAATGCAGACACAAATATAACACTTACTTTTGAATAACAAAAATAATTACCAAAAAAATAAGAGCCAAAATTACCGAAATCCATAATGGGGATAATATCCACCACCATGACCAATCAATAGAGCCAATTAGCTTTAGAGTTGTGAAAATAAGAGTAAGTACCATTGGCACTCCGATACCTGTGCTAGATGAAGTTGTATTAGACATAACGTTTTAATTTTACTGCAAGTAACGAAAATAAAATAACAAATGAAAATAATTGACCTACAAATTGACGAAGAAGGAAAGCTAGGTGTTCACGCTATTTCCTTCGTCGAGAAACCTGCAATCGAATCTGAGTGGGTGTACCTTAACTCTGAAGAGGTGAAACTGCAAAGCGTGAACGAAGAACGCAGGATGGTCTACGGTGCTGCGCTTATTCCGAATAAGCCTATTTACCGTGTGCGCCCTGATGGTGAAGAGTATTATATTCGCTTCTCTGAAGAAGTTATCCGTAAGACGGCTTACAGATTCTTTGAGAAGAACCACAATAACAATGCGACCTTAGAGCATGAGTCAGACGTTGAGGGTGTTCACTTTGTAGAGAGTTGGATTAAAGAGAGTGACAATGATAAGAGCGTTCACCTGGGAATAGACGTTCCGATCGGTACGTGGATAGTAGGCGGTTACGTAGAAAGCGATGAACTGTGGGGAAAGGTAAAGCTAGGTGAGGTTAAAGGCTTTTCTATTGAAGGACTTTACTCTGAGAGTATCTCTGCGGACTTGGAAATGCAAGAGCTGTTAAAGGCTATGCAAGAGGCTGTGAAGTTGCTGGGATAAAATAAGGGGCTTTCGCCCCTCTTATTAATGTGATTTATCGTGTTTAGGATTTGAACATCCCTCGTAGTGTTCCATATCACTACCGTAACTATTCTCCCAAAAAACATACTCACACTCACCAACTTTCATTATGCTTACGCTACTGAGCGGAAAGTCTGTTTTTGTTACGCTTGTTTCTTTTACTTGCTTAATTTCCTTTTTACCCTTCCATCCAGGTTCACTGCATGAGTATAGTAAAAGGACAATTGAAATGTAATAAATACTTTTCATACCGTTTGTTTTAATGTTTAATCAAAGGTGAGAATAAAAAACGACATATGCAAATTAATTCATCTCACCTGACCAGTTAAAACTCTTCTCCGTCGAAAGCTCATAATGACTGTGATACGTTACGTCAGAGCATAGCGTGACCTCGTACTGTATTACCGTGCCTTGCCTTAATACATAAGCCGTGACCATTCTAGGGTACTGCTCAGGGTCTGTCTTTATGTAGACGGTCTGTCCTCTTCTGAACTTTGGCTTGATCGTTAACTCCATTACAAACTATCTATTGTAAACAATTGTAATAGAATTTCAAATCTATTAATTGTATCATCGTATGAATATGCTTGGATAACCTTGCTGTACTCCAAATCACTATCTCTAATGTCGGTAAATGAAATTTCTGTAAAATCTCCGTAATATTCCTTTATCAACCTATCCGCACCCTCAATAGAGCTACAAACACCGATAACAATTTCCTCACCATCACTAAGGTCTTTTTCGTGTATTACTATTACATTCTTCATGCGACTAATATAAAAAATCCCCCGCTATTTCTAACGAGGGATTAAACCAAAACAATTAACTATTACCAAGCGTGAACGTTTCCACACATCAAATATATGGTTATTCAGCTAACCATGCAAATAATTCTTTGATATTGTCGAATTTGTATATTTTAAGTTCGCCACCCATTCCGTTTAAGAAATCTGCCACACTTTCATAAAGGCTTTTTCTTTCATAAGAATTGTATCCGTTTTGGTAGATAAAGCTATGATTATAAGCGCAAATAGGTGAATAATTACCAATAAACCCTTTAGTCTGAAAAATCCCCTTATTACCGTCTTTAATGTAACCGATAATATCCTCGTTCTGAATATTCGCCTCACTAAGTGATAAAACTTTTTTCGGCTCTACTCCTTTTACAATTTCAATCATTTGTTCTGTTTTTAACGTTTAAGCAAATCTAACAATTAGGAATGACTTACGCAACTATTGACCGTACAATTCCAAAAGTTTTATTAAATCCGCTGTATCTCTAACGTTATTTTGGTTGAAATCCCAATAGCTGTAAGAGGTTTGGTACTGGTAAGCAGAGTATTTCGGACGTAAAGGGTAGTTAAAATGGTCGAATAGACCTACTCCGAACTCACAATCAAGGTAGTCAACGCCTCCCCAAAACGCCCAAACGGGTTTAGTGTTCTCAAATTGCGCCCCATCTTCGTGCTGACAGACTAACGTAACCCAAAAACCGCCCTCACAAATGCCTTTTTGAGCAAACATTTCATTAAAAGGTATCTCATAACCAAAGTATTCAGCATAAGGTTCGCAGTCCTCACACGCTTTTAACCGCCATATAAAGGTGTATTGCGTATCATCCGGGGTAATATCTACCCCTTGCACGTTTGATTCGTTAGTAAAGCTGTCAAAGCCTCCCGTGATGTCCTGATAATACCCAAAGAAATCGGGCTGAACATCGGGAATAGGTTGTCCGAAATTGGCGTTTAACTCTAAGATGTCGAGTATTCCTATCTGACTGAATCCGTTTAGCGATAGGATAAGCATTAAAAGGGTGGTGTATCTTTTCATTTTCGTTGTTTTATGATAGTTCAGACCTTATTTCAGTTTCTACAAATTCAATATCTCTTCCGTCCTCAGTTCTAATCTTAAACTTGACTTTCAGCCAAGCACCTCCTAACGGCTTTGGTGGTGCGCCTCTCATCACGTGCCATCCCTTACTACCGTCCTTGTACTCTTCCTTGTAACATGGTGTTCTAAGGTGGTGTAGTTTCTCTTGTCTTATTGAATAACAGCCTGTACCCCCTTTAGTGTCTAATCTACTTACCATATCAACGTGATGGTAGTATTCATGTACGTGACCTTGCCATATCATGTCCACGCCTCTGATGAATGTGGCAACGCGGTTGTTCTGAATAACTCCTTTAGTCACTACTCCACCGCCTCCTGTACCGTGATAATAGTGGATATTGAAAAGCCTTGGTGACTTACCGTTTTTCCTACGTGATACCGGGATAGATATAAACCCGCCGTAACCACCTACTTGCACTTCGCTCTTTTCCTTGTAGTTCAGTAGGTCAACGAACCTTTGAAGTACATCGGTTTCACCGTATTTTATTATCCCTGTTTCGTGATTACCGTACCCGATCATTCCAATGTGATGAGCGTAAGGTGCAAACCAATCAACGGCAGTTTCAACAATACTGTCAAAATACTTGCCGTTGTTATGCTCAGGTCGAATGTCGTCTTTACTACCTCGCTTATCGCCTTTACCTTGCATAAGGCAAAACAGGTCGCCATTGATAAGGATAGTTGCGTTACGCTTTACCGCTTCGTCTAAATGCTTTTTAAGTAGCTTACGGTCACACTTGGGGTTATCCCAATGGACGTCAGAGATAAGGAAGAACTCATGCTCTTTGAATACTCTGAACTCATGCACGTTCTTTCCGTGCCTCTTTGCTTTTATTAGCATAGGTTATTTATTGTAGTGATTGAACCTGCACTTGTCGATGTGTTCACGGTGCAGACCTTGCAATGTTGCGTGTTTACCTTCAGCCTTTTCAATGCGCTCCTGGTATTCTTTTTCGAGCTTCTGAATCTGCTTAACTGTTTTACGATGAGTGAACTCATGACCGCAATATACGGAAAAAGCGCAGAGGGATATTATTGTTAGTGGTTTCATAAAGAGTATTGTTTCTCTCGTATAACATTTATGATGGTGTTTGTTATAAGCATATTTATAGCGTATATACCCTAGTTGTAGCCAATGCCTAAAGAGAGTTCAGTCTATCAATTTCGGCAGCTATCAATGCACCAGCTTTTTGAAGTTCTCGCACACGATTTTCAGGCGTTCGTTTTAGCCATTTAAGTTCAAAAGGCCATATATGTAAGTGCATATCATTACCCCATTCATTGTCTATAAAATCAATGGTATCTTCGGTCATTGCGTAATAAGCTGCTGCATTAGCAAGTTCACCTTCTTTATGTTCTGCATCGTGTTCGGCAGTCCATCCTTCTTTTTCAATTTGTCGCTGCCTTTCTTCGGCAATCAATTCAATTCCAGTTTTCATAATTAAATTTTCGTTTAAGGCACTAGCTACAACAATGTATAAAAACAAGCCGCTGAAAAGCCAGTGCATAATTTCAGCGCTTGTAGTGGCGGCCAATTTTTATACTTGGCCGTTACACCAACCCCAATATCCTATCAACTTCCTTATTAGCCAACTTAATTCGCTCCTCTAAGTTAGCAATAAATTCCGCATCCCTTTCGATAATCTTGTAAGTCAGTCGCTTACCTTCAGGCATACGCGGGTCATAGTTGATGTAGTAACACTTGTCCGTCTTAGTGACTAACATGTTGTGTTGCATCTGAGCGTAATACTTAGGGTCTACGTAACCGTCAACCACTTTCATGAAGTTAGCTGAGTTGTAAGGACATTTAATCTCTGCAATGGCTTTCTTATCCTTGCCTACCCATCTATCAATACTACCACCTGAATAAGGTGTTGAGGATATAAACGACGCTAAGGCAGTTTTTAAGCCTGTTACACGCTCGAACTCCTTTGCTGCCTCGTCCTCGTGTTCTTCGCCCCATCTAGTCGCATCATTCCCATCAAAGTTATCGCATGAAACACCGCTAAGCCGTTCCGCTGCCTTTTCGTAAATGTAGGACTTTGACGTATCACCGAACACTTCATCTTTCTTACGTGATGAGGTCAGTAGCTTGTAAATAACTGATGAGGTGAATTTTCCCACTCTAACGCCGTGCCAGTCCTCTGTGCCTTGCGTTTGGAAATTGTTTAAAAGGAAATCTAGTTCGCTCTCTTGGTTTACAGGTGTTGCAAATTTATTTGTTCTAGCATGGTAGAGCCATAAATGATTACTGTAATACCCAAAATCTTCATCGTATTTCGCAACACAATTCTTTGTAAGTACAGAACCATCATCCACAACCTCTAATTCAGACCATTCCCAACTACCAAAAACTGCTTTATCCGAATCTACAAAAGCGCATCTCAATTCATCGCCCTCTTTAATCCCAATGTTCTCGAAGTGCTGTTTTGCTTGTTCTATCGTCATAGTTACTCGTTTAATTTTCATGCAAGTAAAAAAAAGTTATCCACTTTACCAAATTCCGAGCGAAAAAATCCACTTATAAAGAAACACCTTAATAATGGAAGAGAAAAAAACAGACTTAAAGGTGACACTTTCAACCCTTGCTGAGAAGATTAACACTTTTCTAGGTAAGGAAAAAGAAGTTGAACCTGTTAAACTTGCTGCGGAAGCAGTCAAGGAAGATGGCACGGTAGTCTATACCGATGCTGACGAGTTTGCAGTCGGTGCTTCTGTATTCGTAAAAGAGGGGGAAGAAATCTTACCCGCTCCTGATGGTGAACACAAACTTGAGGACGGCACAGTGGTAGTCGTGTCCGAAGGTGCTGTAGAATCCATCCAAGAAGCAGAAGTAGAAGAAGAGGAAATGAGCGATGAAGATGCGCCCGTTACCCGATCTGAATTTGCAGAACTCAAAAAAGACTTTGGTGAAATCCTATCCATCCTTCAAGAAGGCTTGTCTGAGGTTTCAAAGGAGAGTAAACTCTCTACTGAAAAAGCAGAAGCACTCGAAGCGGAGTTATCTGCTGAGAAGGCGAAAAGTGCCGAACTCGAAGCGGAGTTAGAGGCTACACCTGCGGTTAAATCCGTGAAAAAAGAAACAGTTAAAAAAGAACCCGTAACTCTGTCGGCTGAGGAAATTGCCAATATGCCAACAAAGGATTACATCAGGCTCACTAGAGAATATCCTGAGTTACTTCCAAAATCAAAGTAAAAAGAAATGGCAACAACTTGGACATCAAATTATGCAGGGAAGCCGGGCGAGATAATGAAGCCTACACTTCTAGCTGCACCAACCCTTAGAAATGGGCTTATTAACATCCATGAGGGTGTAAGGTATAAGAAGAACATTCCAATTCTCACAGTAGATGAGGACATCGTTCAGGCTTATGCTTGTGACTACAACAATGCAGGAACGTCAGCAACAGTAGAGCGTGTAATCACACCTACTAGGCTGATGACTAACATGACTATCTGCAAGGAGACTTTCTTCTCAACTTGGCTAGAAGACCAAACGGGTAGTGGTAATTATAGAGATGCGCAAATCCCTAACGATTGGTGGATGGCTTTCCAAGAACAAGCGGGAGGTCAAATTTCTAAAATTATCGAGCTTAACCTATGGCAGGGAAACCTTGATACAGGTTCATTCACATCAAGCTACACTAGCTTTAACGGTCTATTGACTGTTCTTGATGGTCTTGCGGGAACGCTTAAGCAGAATATTGACACTCTCACAGCTTCTAATGTAGGCACTGAGATGGGTAAGGTTAGGGATAAACTTCCTGCTGAACTTATCGGTCTTTACGATGAAGTTGAGTTCTTCGTGAACCCTAAGACTCTGGCACTGTATAGAACTTATGTTTCTAACGACTTCAACGGATTTGAGTACGGTAACACTCCTGAGCTTAGATTTGACGGTTATAAGGTAACAGTCGCAACTGGTATTCCTGATAACTTCATTGTAGCTGCTCAGCGTGATAACCTTCACTTCGGTACTAACCTAGTAAGTGATGAAACTTACTTGCAAATTGTTGATACTGCTCAGACTTTGGGCGATAACAACGTTAGAATCGCAGCAGGTTATTCAGGCGGTACACAGGTGACTAATGAAAGTCAGATTGTACTCGCAGGAGAGAACATCGAATCGTAATAATAACGGGGGCTTTTGCCCCCTTTAATACTCAATAATATGGCATGTAATTTAACAACAGGCTTTGAGTTAGGGTGTAAGACTGATTCAGGAGGGTTAAAGGAGATTTTCCTTGTGCCTCTTTCTGACGTTATACCGGGTGATGTTACTTACGATGGAACTACTCTCGAAATAGATGCGCTCCCTACTATGACGGTTTACCGTTATGAGCTTGATAAGAACCTTTCGTCTTATACAGACGTTCTTACTTATGAAGATGCGGGAAGCGTTCACTTTGTGCAGACGGCTAACATAGTAATAAAGAACCTTACCTCTGCGAAGCGTAAGGAAATCTTTGAAGCCGTAGGACGCAACAGAGTAGTAATGTTTGTACGTAGAAACGAGAGCGTTAACGGTGGTTCAAATCAGCTTATCGCCCTTGGACTTCAGAACGGTCTTGACATCACTAACGGAGAGTCGGGATCGGGTACGGCACTTGGAGACATGAGCGGTTATACCATCACTTTCACAGGTGATGAACCGGAATCTGCTCCATTCCTTGAAGCATACACCACGAATCCTTTTGACAACTTCGGTACAGTTACCGTAGACCCAGCTTACGCAACTTAATAAAAGGGGGTGTAATAGCCCCCTTTATTTCCTATGATATACTTAGCAGCTAACACCGCATCACAGAAGATACGTGTAACAGCGTATGAGGGTAGAATGTTATTGGATGAATCCTTTACAGACTACCTTGTTGTGTTTTACCAAAACTTCGGAGATGTGGACTATGCTTTTATCGCTAATGTAGAAGAGGATAATTACAGATACTCATCGTTCCTTATTGATACGGATGACGATGACCCTACAAACGGGAATATATTAGTACCATCTAACATCGAGGGCTTTTTCACGTATATTATCTACGGACAGAATTCAGATACTAATTTAGACCCGATGGATAGCAGTGTAGTGGGCGAGGTCGAAAGGGGTTATCTTCGCTTTACAGATACAGCCTCACTAATAAACAACGGAAATACACCAACTCCGACAATTCAAAGTTATGCAGGATAAGAACGCTATTTCATCTATTCAACTTGCGGAGTACCAACCTACTATTAAGATTGAAAAGGAAAATTCAAACGGTAAGTGGGTAGACTACGGGGATAAGAATAACTATCCTGACTACTTGCTATCGCTTTACAAGGAATCGCCAACGAATCATGCAGTCATCGACAAGATGGTGCAGATGATTATTGGTAAAGGTATTCAGAGCAACGTTGCCAACGGTAGCGAGGCTCTAAGGTCAATAGACCTGAACGAGCAATTAGATAAGCTCGTATTTGATTATTACACACAAGGGGGTTGTTACCTTGAAGTGATAAGGGCAAAGAGTGGAAATGAGGTCGTTTCCGTTGAACATTTGCCTTTTGAGAATTGCAGACTAGGAATTGCAGACGAAGATAGCGGAGAGGTTACAGGTATTTGGTATTCGAGCGATTGGGAGCAGTACAGAAAAGCGAAGTACGAGCCTAAGCCTGTGCCGCTTTATGACCCTCAAGGCTCGGAGAAAAGGAGTGTACTCGTCATTTTTAAGACCACACCGGGAAGTATGTACTACCCCTCACCATCTTACGAGGGTAGTATCAACTACATCGAGGCTGAAATACAGATAGGCATCTACCATAACAATCAGCTTTTGAACGGGCTTTTCCCTTCGTTTATTGTGAACTTTAGGAACGGAGAGCTTGAAGATACAGAAGCGCAGAACGCTATTGTACGTCAGATAGAGAACAAGGTAGGAGGTTCTAAGAACGCAGGGAAGTTTATGGCTACGTTCAGCAATCCGGGTGCTGAAACTTACCCATTATTCGAGGCTTTTCCACTTACAGATGCTGATAAGCAATACGAGTTTCTAAGTAAGGAATGCACCGATAAGATACTCAGAGGACACAGAATCACAAACCCTATCTTGTTCGGTATTCGTGATGGTGGTGGGCTTGGTAATAACGCTAATGAAATGGCTGAGAGTAAACGTCAGATAGAAGAGGACGTTATCTTCCCTGAGCGTAGGCAACTACTTAAAGGGCTTTTACCTCTATTGCAATCGAAGGGCATTGTACCTGAATGGCAAATCGCAGGGGAAGAGGCTGAAACGGACAAGGAACTTTCATACGACAAAGGACAGATGGAAATGGCAACCATGTGGATGGAGCAATATAACGCAGGGCTGTTAGACCCTAAGCAAGCCCGTTCACTTGCCGTTTCAATGCTTGGATTTGACGAGGTAGCAGCGGAAGAGTTGTTCCCTGACAAAGTACAGCTTTCCGATAAAAAAAAAGTACCGGAACTAACGGACGACTGGGGCGATGCACTTGCTAAAGGGCTTTCAGAGTACGGTCACACCATCGAAGAGATGGAAGAGGACGGATGGGAGCTTGTAGGTGTAGAGAAAGCGGGGGGACATGAAGACGAAGAAAATATCACCCTTGATGACTTGATAGGTAGAGTTAACCTATCTATCGCAGATTATGCAAATCCAGGTGAACGCTCGAAGTGGGGTGATAAAGGGCTTTATAAGTTGAGATACAGATACTCAGGGAATATATCTGAGAACTCAAGGGGGTTCTGTCGTGAAATGGTAGGACTTGCAAGGAACGGTTTTATCTTCCGAAAAGAGGATATTGACGAAATGAGCGACAACTCCGCTATCAATGGTAAGTTCGCAATGAAAGGGCAATCTACCTACGATA